AGAGATTCGGCGTTCGCCGAACTCTCGCAGAGTAGGCGTCGAACGACGCCTCCTACTCCACTTCCGTTATGTCTTCGCTCCGGAATTGACCAATCCGAGAGGGGTATTAGACCGGATACGGACTGCCGATTATTTCTAAAAAATTATATAAAAATAACCTAAGTATAATTACTATGTTAAACAATAATATGTATTATACAACGAGAGGTATTTATGGAGTAAAAATATATACTTGCATTGATAAAAATTGCACGATTCTATTTAAACAACAACTTAATACAGTAATGAGTAATGAAATGATTGAAGAAGCAAAATCATTTTATGAAAACTTAGATGAAAATAATAAAAAAAATGTAAAATTTCAAATATGTAGAAATTGTAAATCTATTGAGGGCGAAGGAGATTGTGTGGTTTGGTTAAATATGTCACTTCATAATTTTATAACAGAACTCAGTGTTTGAAATGAGAAAATGTGTAAAATTAAAAGTTAAAGGCAATTTATCGAGTAGATATAGCTGTAATAATGAATCACCAATTGAAAACAGGATTTTATGCTAAAACCGCCAGTTGTAATGTTCGGTATAGTAAGAGTTTCTTTACATCATTTGAAGACTCTATTCAACTACAAAATCTTGACAACGAACTCGTGTATTGCAAAGATGATGTCGATTTTATAAGGTGTTTTATAGATAATATAAAGGAAAAGGTCATTAAAAAATGCAAAAATCTTAGTTCCGTAAAAATTATCTTAGCGACATTTGATAAAAATAATACAATTCATCAACTTGCGGTTGCGATTGCAAATATGATGCGGAATTTACTAAAAATACGAGAAAAAATAAACTTATATAAATCAATCATTGTTTATGTCGAATATGAAGGTGAAATGATTTTTATAGGAAATTTAAACTTTACGGGATTGGACTAGCAGAGGCTGATCGCAAACAATAAATAATAAAAAATTGAATCCATTTTTTTTATCATTTATCCATTATAAATACATATCCAATCTATTGCAAACTGATTCTACATCTCTCACTCCCAAAAAATACAATGCCTTCTATTTCTAAGTTATTCATCCGCATTCCTAAATACATCTCTTCCGAGTACATATTTGATGCTATCAATGAGATGGAATTGTGTAAAGTATGTGAAGTTAATATCCAACGCGGCAACAATCGACACAATTTTGCAACTGTGCGAATCCTCCATTGGTACAAGGGGTCCAAAGATATACGCGAAACATTGAAAAGTGGCGGTGCTATGTATATTCCGTGTTACGGGGACGATTTAGCTGCATATAAATATAAGTCGCCGAAACACCAACCTCGAGAAGAACCCGACGAGTTCGGACGAGATATGCGCGCCGAATCCACCAGCTCGGAAAGAACATATTGCTCTGCCAAATCGGATATGTCTGGACAAGAAAGCATTCGACAAGAACATATTCGACAAGAATATATTCGACAAGAAGAAAACGCCGCCGCAGCAAAAGAGTTCATATGCGATATGCAACAACAAATGCAAGTACCAAATAGAATATAATAAAACTACATAAACCTCTAATGACTTATTTACATATTCCCACCATACCACACATTACCACACTATAATATGATTCACTACACTGTAATAAATGCAATTATTATTTTTGCTGGCTGTATGGTTATACAATCCTATTTAAAGCTCCCTACATTCAGAAGAAACTCAGTCGAATTGTTTGCTTATGGACGGGATAGATTCTCTGGTCAAGAAACCGGCGGAGGTGGAGGAGGACAACGCCCATTATCCGATAAGTTCCAACGCCATTACCATTACTCCAAAAAGTACTACGAAGATGCACTGAAGCGTATTCAATCGAACAATTTTTCTTCGAACCCGAATCAATCCATCAAATGCGATGCAAATGATACTACCATCAATATCGAAGATTTGCCGGGGATCACGATTATTTTGAAAGGCGAGTTTATGCAACCATTCAATGACGATGATGGGGACGACGACGGAGAAGAATTGGACCGCGATTTAAACGAAGATGAACAAGCTATTCTTGATTTGTTCGGTAGTTTCAATAAACAGCCCTCTATGGACCAGACGATGAGAGGAGGAGGAGGACACAACCAAGAGAGACGAAAACAGCCGCATCAGCGTCGAGATAATCCGTATGTCCGAGGATTCCGACATACAGAGGACAAGGCAAAACTCAAGTCCAAGAATTTCGAAGTGAATACCAATTACGGAATCACATTCAAAGATGTCGGTGGATATAAGAGCATAAAGGACGAGCTCAAACAATCCGTCGATATTTTGCGGAATTACGCGAAATATGCAAAATACAATGTGCGGATTCCGAAAGGTCTTATTTTAGAAGGACCTCCAGGCAACGGCAAAACACTTCTCGCCAAATCACTTGCGGGAGAGGCGGGATGTGGATTCATCGCGGTGAGTGGGTCCGATTTCCAGGAAAAATATGTCGGCGTCGGTTCAAGCAGGATTCGCGAATTATTCGACTTGGCAAAGAAGAATGAACCTTGTATCATTTTTATCGATGAAATCGATGCGGTGGGCCGTCACCGTTCCGGCGACGGAGAATCGGCATCTTCCGAACGCGACAATACATTGAATGCACTCTTAGTAGAATTAGACGGATTCAAGAACAATACCGGCGTGTTCGTCGTCGGCGCCACCAACCGAATAGATTTGCTGGACCCCGCGCTAGTAAGACCCGGCAGAATCGACAAGAAAATCTTTATCGGACTACCGGACGCTGTTACCCGTAAAGAAGTATTGCAAATCCATATAAGAGGCAAACCCCACGATGAAAGCATCATATTGGACGATTTAGTCGATACGACGGACGGTCTTTCTTGCGCACAAATCGAGAATCTTCTCAATGAAGCAATGTTATATGCACTGAGATACAACGAGACCGCGTTTTCGTATGCGGATGTCGATGTCATTCTCAACAAAATCATTGCTGGGTGGCAATCGACCGACCACGAATTCACGCAAGATATGATTGACCGAATTGCGGTGCACGAGATGGGCCACGCGATTTTAGGATACCTCTCGAAATATCATTCGAAACTGCTGAAGGTGGTCCTGAATTTGTCGTCGCCGAAAACGCCAGGATATACTGTATTCGAGAGGTCGGCATCGAGTATTTATTTGAAAGAGGCGTTGTTCGAACATTTGATTATTTTGCTGGGAGGCAGAATCGCGGAAGAAGTCATATACAATGTCAGTGTGACAACTGGCGCCATCAACGATTTCGAAGAAGCGCTCAAATTGGCGGAGAGGATGATCGTTCATTATGGAATGGGCGAGAAAGTGCTTTACCCGAGTTCCAGCGAAAAGTACAAGGAGATTATCGATAATGAGGTAAGCGAACTAATCAATTATGCATATTTAGTAGGGCGTCTGGTGTTGGAAAACTGCAAACAGATTATACAGGAATCGTCCGCGTTGTTGCAAAAAGAAAAGAAATTGTTGCCGAGTAATCTGTCGGAAATGATTCGCGATTCTTATCCCGAGGTTCTAAAGTTGAAGGATATTTTTACTGTGTAAGTAAGTATTTTGGAAATTCCTGAGCGAATAAGCTTAGGATAATAATTAACTCTCGACGACAATAAATCATCGAGAGTTAATATATACACATCAGACTCATCAAATATGGATATATTTATTGCGGATTTAGAAATGGATAGAATGGATAATGCAATGTTAATGCCAAAATTAAGAGAGGCGCAAGAAGAGACTATATTGAACGAAATCGCGGAATTTCAAGCGCGCATCGACAAACTAAACGACCTACCAAAAACCGAGAGTACAAAAAAAGATATACGGGTGCTCGAGTTTAGAATCAAAAATAACAGGGAACGATTGGCCGACGAGAAAAAGAAACACGCCAAATTAGATGCAGAATGGAATAACCGCACTCAGGAAATAACCGCGGAAAAACTCACGCAATATTATGATGCATTGACTCTATCGGAAAAACCGTCAAGTTCAATATTGTCTCCTATTAGCGTCATAGAAAATGTCAAATCGATGGATGAACTGCAAGGAAAGAACAAGGATATGATGGAATACATAAATGCGGTCGGAATAAATAAAGACAATTATTACGACCCGTTTTTTACGAGTTTAAAAGGGCTGGTTTTAACGCAATTTGAAGACGAATCTATTGCGTTTCAACTGGGTAATCCAGCAGAAAATATGTCACAACGAACACCGGATATGGACCGTTCAATACAAAGAGTATTCGATAAAATATTGCCAGTAAGAACGGATTTTTACGTGTTTAGGTGTTACTATTCGGATGTGAGTGTGGATGATATAAACAAGCAGAAAAAACTCGGCAGACACACCTCGACCAGTTTATCCTACGAGTATTCCTATGAATGGGGTTGCGCAAATAGGAAACAAAACGAACCAGTACTTAACAGCGAGACCGGCGCCATAATGATTTGCATTGTAATACCGAGAGGTAGTAAAGTCATACCTCTCACTTATTATGCACAATCCGAAGAATACGAAATATTATTGTCGGCAGAAGGCAAATTGCATTATACTGGCGATATACATCCAACCTATAAAATACCCATTTTTACATATTTCGACTCGTACGAAAAAATGCAGCAACAATTGCACGTGCGTTTGCAATCTTGCAAATCCCGCAAATCGCGTAAATCCCGCAAATCGCGCAAGTCGCACAAACCGCGCAAATCTAGAAAACCCATCTAACTCAATTCTATTTCTGCAAAGAAATAAAGACATCGTGCAATACTACTATTAACCTTCCCGCCAAAAAATGACACATTTACTATCCGCCGCAGAAATAACAAAAGACCAGTTGATTTCCTACATTCGACTTGCAGAACGAATGTGTGTGAAAGAGAGGAACGGTTCGCCTCTCTTGGATTATTACGGAGGAGTCTCCCATCTAAGATTCCCGACCAAAACGCTCATCACAATGTTCTACGAGCCATCGACCCGCACAAACTGTTCCTTCCAAGCCGCCGCCATCAAACTAGGTTGCAAAGTCATTGCATTAACCGGCCAAGATTCCAGTTCGAAAAAAGGCGAATCATTAGAGGATACTATCCGGACGCTGCAATATTATGGAGATGCGATTGTACTACGGCATCCCGAGAAGGGATCGGCCGAACGCGCCGCCGCCGTTTCGAACATCCCCATAATCAATGGCGGCGACGGTAACGGCGAACATCCCACTCAAGCTCTTCTCGACATATTCACCATCTACTCGGAACTGTTTCAGAGAGGCATCGATTTATTTGCCGGAGACGACCGTGCGCCAATAACAGTTACATTTGTCGGGGATTTGAAGAACAGCCGCACCGTCCATTCCCTTATCCGTCTTCTCGTCCATTTTTCCAGTATACGATTTGCATTTGTATCGCCGGAATCGCTCGAAATGCCGGAAGAAATAAGCCGCAATATAGTTGGTCAAAAAATGCCGAGTATCCAAGAAGCAATCTATAATACGGATGTGCTTTATATGACTCGCATCCAGAAAGAGCGGTTTGCTACGGAAGACGAATATAAGGCGATTATGTCGAATATGGAATTGTATTGTTTGACCCCGGAAATAATGCAGTCTGCAAAAGAAACAATGATATTGATGCATCCTCTCCCTCGACTCCAAGAAATACCGCCGGAAATAGACGACGACCCGAGAGCGGTTTATTTTAAACAGGTGGAGAATGGAGTGTATATGCGAATGGCAATATTATGCGAGATATTCCGACGATAAGAGAGCCCCCTCTCGACAAGAGAGGAGATAAAAAAGAGCAAAAAAAACAAGGATAATTATTATGTGAAATTACAAGGTCATATAATAAGTCATATAATATACGGGGGCATATAATGGAGCATATAATATATAAATATACAGGAGATACTTATAAGGACACAGACGAGGACACAGATTTGTCGGGCTTCTCAATATTCTGCAACAATTCCCAGATGCTTTCTTTTTCCACGGGGTTTTCTTCATAGCATCTTAACAGAACAGCAAATGTTCTCTCGACTGAATCGATGGCGGCGATTTTCGCGGAACGAAGACTAGGCGGATTGTATTTGCGGTCGGCGTTTCGAATCATTTCATATTTCTCGATGAGGTTGCGTTGCAAATATATACATTTGCGAATACAAGTTTGCATAAAACTATATCCATTTTTCATCGGGGTGCGGAATCGTTGGTCGGTCGATATGTAGTCAAAATTCTGTTTGATAAAATCGAACAATTCGCGGATGCGTTCAAATTGCAACTCCAATATTGTGTGCGGATCCATTTTCGATGTTTTGGTTTCCGAGTTCAATTCATTGATGACTTTCAATGAGTATGCAATGGTCTTGTGGAACTTTGTGTATTTTTTCTGGGACTCAGTTTCGGGTACAAATTCTTTGGCGTTCGGGTTCAAGGTCGAAGAATGGTTGCGAGGAGGACGGCGTTCGAACACGTCGCCCACGCCACACTCATTGAATTCTTCTTCTTGGATATGAATATGGCGAAGATTTTCTCTGGATTTTTTCTGGCGTTTATTGTGTCTCGGTTTAGAACATACAATTTTCACGGTTTTCAGGCGCTCATCGATCAGGTCGAGTGTTGTGCGCATCGCATCATATTCGCCGGTCACAAGTCTCCCGTATTTATTTGCCATATGGGAGAGGCGAATTCGCGATTGGTGGAGATAGACATTGTCGAGTGTATCTGCAATCGCAAAATACTCGGGCTCGTTTAAATAACTTACCATAATAGAATACTTGAATGCTTGCTGGGCGAGCATATCCATCGTCTTGATTCGGACTACGAAGGTATCGATGTATTCAGTTGAATGAAAACGACCGCACATATTTTGCAGTTCATTGACCGACTGGGTCAAGAAGGCGATGATTTCGGAGCGAGAATAAGAACGAGAAGACATTTTTTAGAGTGAGTTTGAGAGGAGTTGGGTTGTTGAGTTATAAATAATGAATCAGTGATTTGATGCTGGTGTTTCAGTGGAAATAAAAAGTCCTTCAATTTTTTGCATTTTTCATAAAAATTGAACCCAATGCAATATATATGAACACAACCGTATAGTTACTTAAAAATGAATATTACCGAGGATCATCTGTTTGAACTTATATGCGATGAATTCGATGGGAATGAATTATGTCCTTCCGAAGAAAAGTTTAATAGCATAATTACAGACTTATGTGAATGCGAAGACCCGTTTTTAGAAAAACATCCACTCAACTGCGATCAAATATGTTATTCAGCTCGAAACGATTTGAAATGGAACGATTTTCAACACCTTTCGTGCCCTATCAAAAAACGCATTCTGTTCCATCTAGTGAATAACCCAAAAACATTCTTCGTGTTAATGAATACACAAAAAGGAAAATCCGCGATTATCGTAAAACATTTAACAACATTGACGCAAACAAACAAAAATGAACGCAAAAAAATCATCTCCATTGTGTTTCTAGACAATGACCGGACTCTCGCAGAACAATCGAAAGACTCTATCAACGGAGTGCCAGATTCGAAAATATATCAACTGTCGTCGAATTGCAAAGTAAATCCGGCGGATGTTATTATGCACATTGACGCTTGGGTAAATGATAATTACGACGACTATAAAACTCCCATCATAATGAGTTTACCGAACGCAACGCAATTAAGAAAAATAGTGGATATACTAAGACAGGTTTTGTCACGCGTGAATACTCGTGGATGGCAGTTAGTTGTATGTATTTTGATTGACGAATGTGACAAAGTATATCCTCTTATTCGCGATCCATTGCTGCCATTTATCCAATGCGACCAACTGTTATATAAACTGGGATTTGTATCTGCAACTGACGCAGATATGTTTGACGATTATCCAGAATGTGCCAATGCTTATTTTGAATCCCACTCAGATGAATCTCTCGATTATCGTGCATTTCATCACCCAGATTCCGTTATTCACATTGTAGATAACTCTCCAAAAAAACACAACCAATTTGCTTACAAAGTGATAGAAGAAAACCCCTCGCATTTTTCTGAACCAAAAACTCTGCAAAATGGAATGCTTTACTACCCGAAAATCATTGTGAATGGCGATTTAACTCGGTCGAGTATGGAATCGTTTGCAAACAAAGTAACCGCTCGCGATAGTTTTGAAGCTGGGAAAAATTACTGTATAACTATCAATATGACCGGATTAAAACTGTTTAAGGACGGAAAACAGACGATTGCCGTTTCCATCCGCGGGCAAAGATTGAATGATGTGCTATATTGGATGTATAAATCCCAACAACTGGACGACAAACCACTCTATGTCATTGGAAATCGCAAAGTAGACAGAGGATTGGGGTTTCACTTTGCCCCTCGAAAAGACGATTCCGGGCAATTCATTTGCAAAAGTATTGAATTGAAAGGCATTTCGGTTGTTTCGGAAAATGGCGACGGGCTGATATTTACAGATTTGATATTGGGAAGGGTTGAGCGTGTTGAAACGGGCGTTCAAAAAGCGGGACGGTGTGCGGGAATTATCGGCCAATCTCCCAATTATTGTGGAAAAGTACATTATTGGACGGATAAGAAGACGGCAGAATATATTCGTTTGCATAATCGCAAAGTAGATCATATGAATGACTTGCCAGGTGCCTATACCGCGCAACAGGCGGATGTAAGAAGCCGGGAAATATTGGCACAAGAACCTCGACCACCAGTAGATAAAAAATTCAAAACTTCCATTGACGGCGAAGGGGGAAATCAATTTAATACTGCGGCTGCCGCAAAGGAATGGTTTTTAGGCTTAAGAAAAACTAGACTAGTTTGTCCTAGAGGTGGCGAAAACAAAGAACCGAGACAAGAACTTTATACTACTTCTGAATATAAGATGCATTCCTATAACGAATCAGGGGAACTAACCCAATGCAAAGATGGAGAATCTGGAACGCATATAAAATACAGAGGAGAACCTCGAGAAATAATGACGCTGGATGAGTTTACACAATCAACAGATGTAGGATGGGGGTTAGACTGTGCTCGTATAATGCCAGTGAGAACAGCAAATAATAACATTGAGTATGTGGTTATATGGAAATAAAACATGTAAGTAGAATAAATATTATTGAATGCGTTAAAACCGATACTATATATTGCACATATAACCGTATAGAATGCTAATTAGTCTTGAAGAAATCCGTCATATCTTATTGTCGAAAAACATAACAATCGACGGTTGTTTTCATATAGGCGCACACGACTGCGAAGAACTCGATTTTTACAATAAATTGGGAATCCAAAATGAAAATATCGTATGGATTGATGCGATTCCTTCCAAGGCAATTGAAGCAAAAAATAGAGGAATCCCGAATGTATATACTGCGGTAGTCACGGATAAAGACGACGAAGAGGTCACATTCAATCTATCGAATAATCCTCAATCATCCAGCGTATTGGAATTAGGAACACATTTGGATTATTACCCGGGCATTTACTATGTGGATCAAATAAGAACGCGGAGCATAACAATTGATACCTTTTTCAAAAGAAACAACCTCGATAACACGAAATATAACTTTTGGAATTTCGATATACAAGGTGCAGAGATGATGGCTCTTAGAGGCGCGCCGGAATCCATCAAATATGCAAAAGTAATATATTTAGAGGTCACTGATAGCGAGCTGTATAAGAATTGCGGGCAAATCGGTGATATGGATGCGTTTTTGTCGAAATATGGGTTCAAACGGGTGCTTACGAAAATGACGGGGGAAAGTTGGGGCGATGCATTGTATATTTTGGACAATTGGTAAATTCCGGAGCGAAGACATAACGGAAGTGGAGTAGGAGGCGTCGTTCGACGCCTACTCTGCGAGAGTTCGGCGAACGCCGAATCTCT